CGTCCTCCTGCGGTTCAAGGATGCGCCCAACGAGAACTGCGGTGAGGTAAATGCTTTGCTTGATGAACACATCGGCCATGTCGCCGCCCGCATTCGAGAATTGCGTTCGCTGGAGCGGCAACTCAAAGGGCTGCGGGATTTGTGTCAGGAAGCACGGGATGCTGCTCACTGCGGCATCTTGAATGAGCTTGCTCGCCAAGGCTCCGAGGGCGGCTCCAGCGCGGCCGGACACGTGCATGGTGCGCACGGTCGTTCCGTTGAACGCAAGTCCATAAAGGACAAGAGAAAATGAAATTGAACGACTCCGGCATCCCCGCCGCGCTGGCCGCTGCCGTACTTTTCGGCGCAGGCACGCCGCTGGCGAAACTGCTGCTTGAGCATGCTGGCCCCTGGTTGCTGGCTGCGTTGCTATACCTAGGCTCCGGTCTTGGGCTTTGGTTATTGCGCCAAGTACGGCAGTCGCCTACGACCCAACTCGCACGCGGCGATTGGCTCTGGCTGGCTGGAGCTGTTGCCACCGGTGGAGTGGCAGGTCCAGTGTTGCTGATGACGGGTCTAACAGTTATGCCAGCCTCGGGCGCGGCATTGTTGCTCAATGCAGAAGGAGTCTTCACGGCGCTCTTGGCGTGGTTCGTCTTCAAGGAGAACTTCGACCGGCGCATTGCACTGGGCATGATTGCCATCGTGGCCGGTGCAGTGGTATTGAGTTGGCCCGCCGAAGGGACGGTAGAGTTCGCGAGCCTTTGGCCTGCGCTAGCTGTGCTGGGCGCGTGTCTTGCGTGGGCCATCGACAACAACCTCACCCGCAAAGTGGCGCTGTCCGATGCTTCGTGGATCGCTATGGTCAAGGGGCTGGCAGCAGGTGCAACGAACCTCGTCGTGGCCGTAAGCTTGGGCGCAGCATGGCCGGGCGCAGCACCTGTACTCGGCGCGGCCTTGGTCGGCTTTTTTAGCTACGGAACCAGTCTCACGCTGTTTGTGGTCGCTCTGCGACATCTCGGTACTGCCCGCACCGGCGCTTATTTCTCCGTGGCACCTTTCTTCGGCGCGTTGATGGCCCTGGCACTGCTTCACGAGCCGGTTACCGTGGCATTGCTGCTGGGCGGCACTCTAATGGCCGTGGGCGTGGCACTGCACCTGACCGAGCGTCATGTGCATGAACATATGCACGAGCCGCTCGAACACACGCACGCGCATGCTCACGGTGCGGGCGACGAACACCACATGCATGAGCATGACGAGCCGGTACCTGCGGGCACGCGCCATAGCCATCAACACCGGCATCACCGCATCACGCACGCGCATCCGCATTTCCCGGATGCGCACCATCAACATCTGCATTGAGGGCATGATGATCGAGCTCACCAAGACTGCTGCCCTGTTCGCGCTCACGGCTGTCGCCGAGATCGTGGGTTGTTACTTGCCGTGGCTGGTGCTCAAACAAGGTAAATCGTTGTGGTTGTTGCTGCCAGCTGCGGGCGCACTGGTACTCTTCGCCTGCCTCCTGACGCTGCACCCAAGCGCAGCGGGCCGTACCTATGCAACCTATTGCGGGAGGTACATTGCCATCGCGCTTGTCTGGCTATGGGTGGTGGATTGTATCGTGCCTAGCCAATGGGACTTGGCAGGGACGTCTGCGGAGCTGATTGGCATGATCATCATTGCATTACAGCCGACGGACATCACCTGAGATGTGCCACATATGAATTAAAACGTAGAAAAACTAATTTTAAGGAAAAAAATTTAGCTCTTGTTTTTGAAAAAATAGTTCCATACCTCGCACAAAAAATCATCAGGTATTCAGACGAAACCGGGTTTGATAGGAATTTCGGGGTTGGGTAAATATGGAGTCAGTCAGGAGCCCAAAGCAAATCTATGGTCACCCTCCTTTTTGCAAGCGCTTTGTTGATTGGCGTGGGGTGGCTTGCGTAAATCTATCCGGCGTCTTGGCGGGGGCAAGCCCCCTGCGCCACGATGAGAGTCGCGCCTGTCGGTCCTTAAAAAGCCCTCGGCCTTGATGGCCAATTGCATTGCCAGGTTGTCCGTCAGGCCGGTGTGCCGTTCACGTCATCCAATGTCAGCGGTCGCAAAACCAGGTGGGTGGTTCGGTACTGCAGTAAAGCGGTCAGCGCCTTGGGGGCTCAGGCTGGCAGGGCCTCCCCGATGCGCTCGAAATCGACGCGCCTGGCCGTCATAGCCCACACGATCCGGGCGAACTTATTGGCCACGGCGCACGCCACCACATTCGAATGCCGTCGCTGCAACAGGTCTCGGACCCAATCAGCCAGCCGGCCGGTCTGCCGAGCCACATTCTGCATGTACACGCGAGCGCATTGGACCAGCAAGCGTCTCAGGTTCTTGTCGCCGCGCTTGCTTATGCCCATCAGATGCGCTCGCCCGCCAGTGCTGTACTGGCGTGGCACCAATCCCAGCGAAGCGGCAAAGTCGCGCGCACAGCCATACTGCTTGCCATCGCCCATCTCCGCCGCCAGCAAGCTGGCTGTCACCGGGCCGATGCCCGGAACACTTAGCAAACGGCGCCCCGACTCGTCCTCGCGTAATTGCGCCGCCAGGTCTCGTTCGATCTCGGCAATCTGCGCGTCCAGCGCCCGGTACTGATCACGCAAGCGCTCGAGCAAGATGACTAGCCGTGCTGGCAGGCGCTGTTCTGCCAGCACGGAAGGCAGGCGCTTGATGACGGCTGCTCCCTTGGGCAGGCTGATACCGAATTCCATCAGAAACGCATGGATCTGGTTCGTGACTTGTACCCGGTCGCAGACCAACGATTCGCGCACCCGGTGCCAGGCGCCCAGGCATTGCTGGGCTTCGGTCTTGGGCGTCACAAACCGCATCGAAGGCCGTGAAGCGGCTTCGCAAATTGCTTCGGCGTCGATGAAGTCGTTCTTGTTGGTCTTGACGAAGGGTCGCACGAACTGTGGCGAGATCAGCTTGACAGTGTGATTGAATCGAATGAGATCACGCGCCATCTGGTGCGCGCCGGCACAGGCTTCCGTGACAACGGTACAGGGCGGTGTATTGGCCAGCAGGATCATCAATTGCGACCGGTTGCACTTCTTTCGCCAGACCGCATGACCGGCGCGATCCTGCGCGTGCAGGTGGGAGGTGTGCTTGCCGAAATCGATGCCAATAAGGGTAACGTCTTCCATGATGGCCTCCGCTGAAATGAAACCACCCCATAGCGTAACCGCTCGTGGGGTGGAGGGTGACCATCTCATTAAGCCCCGCGTGGGGCGGGACCTGAGGCCGCCTCAAGGCCTGCCCAGCAGTTTAGAAGACTTTGTGTTGACGGTCCAGGGACTGTCTGAATTTTTGTGTTCGAGGAGCTAGACATATCCACGGCGCCGTGGGCAAGTCTTTTTCATTTTGGCGGATAACGTTATAGAACCGTTCTTAATTCAAAATTGAAAACTTATTCATCACCAGTTTCCAAAAATGCGCATCCTGCGTCCAGTCAGCTGCCAACATTAACGGAAAAATTTGCATTGACTCAAATCTGATCCAGCCTTGCATTTGCTGGGAAAATCAATTTGACTGCGGTTGTGCGGCTAATCGATTGAACGCTGGCAGTGCCACCGTGCGCGTGCATAATCGCCGCGACAATCGGCAAGCCTAAGCCAGCACCTTCTGCATCGATTTGACGACGTGATCTATCAGCTCGGAAAAATCGGTCGAATAAGCGAGGGATAGCTGCCGGATCGATAGGCTCGCCTTTGTTGGACACTGTTACAGTCAATTGATCTGCCACTGATCTGATACCTACATTGACCGTGCTGTCGGCATCGGCATGCCGCAGCGCGTTCGACAGCAAATTGCTTAAGGCGCGGCGTACCATCAGTCGGTCGCCCGTCATTCTTCCCTCTCCCTCAAGCCGGAAAGTGATTCCTGTTTCCTCAGCTAGCGCCTCGTAAAAATCCAGCAACGACTTGACCTCATCGGCAAGCTCAATGATTTCAGTATTTGGTAGCGAACGTATGTTCTCCGCCTTGGCCAGAAAAAGCATCTCCGATACTGTGCGCGCCAGTCGCTGAAACTCCTCGGCATTCGAGGCAAGAATATCGCGGTACTCGTCGGCGCAGCGATGCTGGGCAAGGGCGACCTGCGTCTGCGTCATCAGATTACTGATTGGCGTGCGCAATTCATGAGCGATGTCGGTCGAGAATTCTGAAAGCCGATTGAAATCTTGTTCGAGCCGCTCAAACATCTGATTTAGAGATTTCGCCAGTGAGGCCATCTCGATCGGCACGGCCTCCACCGGCATGCGGTGGTCAAGCTTGTTGGCGGTGACGGCCAGCGCACGATCGCGCATCCTGCCAAGCGGAGCAAGACCACTACGCGCAGCCCACCAGCTGAGCAGGCCACTGAGAATAGCCACAGCGCTGCCATACCACCAAAGTGTTTGACGAAAGCTACTAAGAAAGCCGGCATGTCTCTCCGTATCAAATGCTGTAACGACGCGTAGTGATCCGTATGGCGAAAAATTTCTAACAGTATCGGTTGAGCGAACGCGGTAAATATGGCCTTTACTGGCCATGCCGCCGGTTTCGAGTACCTGATCATCACCCAGCTCCTCGATCGGAAGCTGGTCCGGCATAACGAACAGGATTATCCCTTTTTCATCACGAACCAGGACGTGCAGATCTGCGTGATGATTGAGCGCATCAGTGAGCCGCAATCGTAAATCTTCATTCGACGACGCATGTTTGCTCAACTCTAGAACGAGCTCGATTTTATCGTCTAGAAAACGCTGGTCCATTTCCTCGAAATGTCGTTCGACCAGTACAGTGACCAACAAGCCCATGCCAAACAGAACAGCCGTCGATACCAACGAATAAAAAGTCGTTAGTCGCGTGGTCAGCGAAAATCGGGGAAGGTTCATGTCACCCTCGTCATTCGATCACGTAGCCCATACCACGCACAGTATTAATCAACTTGCGGTCATGTCCGTCATCGATTTTTGCGCGTAGCCTGCGAACCGCGACCTCGATTACGTTCGTGTCGCTGTCGAAGTTCACGTCCCAGACCTGCGATGCAATCAAGGACCGCGGCAGTACTTCGCCTTGTCGGCGCAGCAGTAGTTCGAGTAGCCCGAATTCCTTAGCGGTCAGGCCGATTCTCTGCCCATGGCGCGTGACACGCCGTTTGATCAGGTCCAGCTCGAGGTCGGCAAATTGCAAGGTCGTCATTTCTTGCGCGGGACGCCCGCGCCGCAATACCGTTCGAACCCGGGCCAGCAATTCGGCAAACGAGAACGGCTTGACCAGGTAATCATCAGCCCCGAGTCCCAGCCCCTTGATGCGGTCTTCTACCTGATCGCGGGCTGTGAGAAACAGGACGGGGAAGGTCTTGCCCGCGCGGCGTACCGTGTCCAGCAACTGCCAGCCATTTATACCTGGCAGCATCACGTCGAAGATGGCGAGGTCATGGTCTCCCTCAAGCGCCAAATGTAAACCATCGATACCGTTCTGCGCTAGCTCGACCACAAAGCCGGCCTCGCGCAACCCTTTTCGCAGGTAATCGCCCGTTTTCGGTTCGTCTTCGACAATCAAAATCTTCACAAGATGCTCCATGTAGCCACAGTGGGTAGTGTGCCTATTTTGCCCGAGGACAGCAAAAAACTGACATTTTTGTAATGTGCCGGTCAGGTAGCTGTTGGGGCGGGTCTTGGATACTTCGTTGAAATCTGGCGGTGTAACTCATAGCAACCCGCCGGGTTCATTTTCAAAATTAATAATGATTGGAGATTTCGATGAAGAAACTAAGCACCCTTGCCGCCGCCCTGCTGGCTGCGACCGCGCTGACGGGCTTGCCGGCATTTGCACAAGAGCACGAGCACAACAAAGACCATGAGCACCATGTCAATGGCGATGCTAACGAATACGAAAATACGAAGGTCTCTGGCGTGATCCGCAAGATCGATCTCGAGAACAACAAGGTCACGATCAAGCACGAGGAAATCAAGAAATACGGTATGGGGGGAATGACGATGAATTTCCGCCTGAAGTCACCGAAGCAGCTTGACGGATTCCAAGCTGCCGATAAGATTCGGTTCATCCCCGATAAGGTCGATGGTGGTTATGTGTTGCGCTCCATCGAGAAAACCGAGTAATCGAAATCGCTACAAACAATGTTGCCTTTTGCGCTGGCCGGGTTTCTATCCCCTCGTGCCGGTGCCACCTTAAAGAGAATACCCATTAAAACCTCTTATTCCATTTCGGTGGCTGCCGACTGCGTCGATGGTGGGCTGGCCCTTGAGTTCCAACTCGGCTATCAAGTACATGTGTTGGTCACACCACTGAACACGATAGAGTCGAGCAATCGCTGCCATACCGTTCCCGTACGCCAAGCGTGTGGGTGAGTTCAAATGATTACATAAGGAATTCATGCAAATTTTCATCCTGCATAAATGGGTACGAGGCATCGTGCCAGCCACACTGTTGCTGACTTTGACATTTGCCCAAGCACAGACCCCAAGCAACGCTAAAAAGCCGCAACTGGTCGATCCGGCAAACGCCGATGCGCCGGTCCCTGCGCTTTTATACCGATCATCTTTTACAAATTACCTGCCACTGTCCGAAGAGCCAGTCGCAGCATGGAAGAGCAGTAACGATCTGGCTGCCAAGATCGGTGGCTGGCGGGCTTATGGCAAAGAATCCCTTCAACCCGAAGCACCGGCAACCGTGCCTGCATCTGCACCGGACAAAGACCATGCTGGACACCACGGAGGCCAGCCATGAACTCCATGGACACCACACAGAGGCGCGTAACGGGTGTAGCCGTTTCGGGCCTGGTCATTTTCCTGTTGGCTGGCTGCGCCTCATTCAGCCAAGACGGCGGATTTGGCAACGTTGCTAACACTGCTCACAAACGGCTTGGCAAGGATGTCACATGGGTCAAATCCGAGGCAGATCAAGAAACCATCACCAAACGTGTCACTGAATTGCTGGGCAACCCGCTAAGTGTCGACGATGCCGTACAAGTAGCCTTGTTGAACAACCGGGGACTTCAAGCAGCTTTTGCCGAGCTGGCGATCAGCGAATCTGACCTAGTGCAAGCCGGTCGCTTGCCCAATCCTAGCTTTTCCATGCTTCGGGCTAGTAAGCCAGGCCTAGACGGACGCGACTACAAGATCGAGCAGGCGATCACCCTCAACCTGTTCTCCTTGGTGACGATGCCAAAGGCTAGTGCCATCGAGCGGCGGCGCTTCGAACAGACCCAGCGTATGGTGAGTTTGGAAATGCTGCGCCTGGCTTCTGAGGCGCGCAAGGCTTACTACACTGCCGTGGCTGCCGATCAATCGGTGCATTATGCCAAGCAGGTGCGCCAAGCCGCCGAAGCCAGCGCCGAACTTGCTCGTCGCATGACTAAGGTTGGCAACTTTAATAAGTTACACCAAGCGCGAGAACAAGACTTCTATGCCGATGCCGCGCTTGGATTGGCACGAGCAGAAAAAATCGCAGTAGCCAGCCGCGAACGTTTGACGCGTCTGCTGGGCTTATGGGGACAGCAAACACAGTTCACCTTGCCTGAACGCCTTCCAGACCTACCACAAGCACCCAACGAGTTGCCCAACGTTGAGAAAATGGCGATGGCCCAGCGGCTGGATGTGCAGGCCGCACGCTTGCAAACGGAAGCGCTGGCCAAGAACCTGGGGCTGACCAAGGCCACACGCTTCATCAACGTTTTGGAGTTCGGCCCGGCCAGGGTTCTCGAAGGTACAGCGGACTCTGGCTACAAGAAAGGCTACGAAGTGTCTTTACAGTTGCCGTTGTTTGATTGGGGTACGGCTAAGGTCGCCAAGGCCGAGGCGCTTTACATGCAGTCGGTCAACGTAGTCGCGCAGATGGCCATCAATGCCCGTTCTGAGGTGCGCGAAGCTTATCAGGGCTATCACTCCAGCTACGACATTGCCCGTCACTACCGCAATGAGATCGTGCCAATCAAAAAGCGAATCAGCGAAGAAAACCAGCTTCGCTACAACGGGATGCTGATTGGTGTCTTTGAACTGCTGGCCGATGCCCGTATCCAGATCACCAGCGTAAATAGCGCCATTGAGGCACTGCGTGACTTCTGGATAGCCCAGGCTGACTTGGAAATGGCCTTGATTGGCAAAATCTAGCTTGATCCCACCAATGGGCGGCATGGCCGCCAGCAATGCCGCCTAAAGAGAGAACAACATGAATTCACGAAGAAATTTTTTACGCGGCGCCGGTGCAGTGACTGCCGCCGTTGCAGTCACGACCGTCAGCAGAGTGGCGATGGCAGCTCTACCCGAACCCATCAGCCAAGCTCTACCCGACACTATGCCCCCGCTGGTACCCAACACTGGCCGCCCGTACAACCCCGTAGTCACCCTAAACGGCTGGACCCTGCCATGGCGCATGAACCAAGGTATCAAGGAGTTTCATTTGGTCGCTGAACCCGTGGTGCGTGAAATGGCACCTGGTATGAAAGCCCACCTCTGGGGCTACAACGGTCAAAGTCCAGGACCGACCATTGAAGTGGTTGAAGGGGACCGTGTCCGTATATTTGTGACCAACAAACTACCAGAGCACACCAGTGTGCATTGGCACGGTCAACGACTGCCTAATGGCATGGACGGTGTCACTGGGCTCAACCAGCCTGGCATCGAGCCCGGAAAAACCTTTGTCTATGAGTTTGTCGCGCGTCGACCAGGAACTTTCATGTACCACCCGCATGCCGACGAAATGACACAAATGGCTATGGGTATGATGGGATTTTGGGTCACCCACCCCAAAGAAAAGAATCCTCTCATTGATGAGGTTCAGCGTGATTTCTGTTTTCTGTTGAACGCTTATGACATTGACCCGGGTAGCTATACGCCTAAGATCATGACTATGCTGGATTTCAATTTATGGACATGGAACAGCCGTATTTTTCCAGGGATTGACAGCTTGAATGTACGCTTGAACGATAAGGTGCGGATTCGGATCGGTAACCTCACTATGACTAACCACCCTATCCATTTGCACGGCCATGAGTTTCAAGTAACAGGAACGGATGGTGGTCCAACACCTAAAGGAGGGCGCTGGCCTGAAGTAACCACGGATATAGCGGTGGGACAAATGCGTCAAATTGAGTTTGTGGCAGATGAAGAGGGGGACTGGGCATTTCATTGCCACAAAAGCCACCACACCATGAACGCCATGGGTCACGATGTGCCGACCATGATTGGCGTAGACCACCGAGGTGTCACGAAAAAAATCACCAATTTAATTCCCGACTACATGGTGATGGGCGAACGCGGCATGGCAGATATGGGCGAGATGGAAATGCCGCTTCCAGACAACACCGTTCCAATGATGACGGGCCAAGGCCCCTTTGGCGGTGTTGAAATGGGCGGTATGTTCTCGGTGCTGAAGGTGCGCAAAGACCAAAAGCCAGGAAACTATAAAAATCCTGATTGGTACAAACATCCACCGGGAAGTGTTGCTTTTGAGTGGAACGGTTCTATGCCTGAGCCTGCACGATTTAAAGCTGAGAGCGGGCAGTCAATGCCGCAGGCAACGCCATCCCAAAAAGAGATAGAAGTTCAAATACGTAAACCCTCAGGCCACTCTGGCCATTGAAATTTTTTTAACTCCCTGATACGAAATATCATGAAATTTAAACTTATCATTGCGGCTATATCGACTGTTTTGCTCGTATCGACCGCCACACTGAGTTTTGCAACTGGCAATCACGCAGGCGGCCATGCAGACTCAGATGCCATTGGTAAACCGGGTAAAGCTGTCGATGCCAAGCGAACCATCACAGTCGACATGCTTGACAGCATGCGTTTCAATCCACAAAGCATCACGGTCAAACAAGGTGAAACTATTAAATTCGTTGTTAAAAACTCTGGCAAGGTGAAGCACGAAATGGTGCTGGGCACAGAAAAAGAGCTAAAAGAACACTCTGAAGTAATGAAGAAAAATCCTGAAATGGAGCACGCTGATGAGAACCAAATATCGGTACAACCAGGAAAATCTGGTGAGATCATTTGGCAATTCACAAAGGTGGGTAAAGTTAATTTTGCATGCATGCAACCTGGACACTACGACGCTGGTATGAAGGGCGCTGTGTTGGTAAGTAAGGCCAAGGGATATGCTCCTGCTCACGACCCGGCGCACAAACATTAATTTAGAAAATTCATTTGAGGAATACTTTATAAAACCTTCTAAAAATCTTTTTGCAGCCTTGCTGGTGGCTTCCGTTACTTGATCTGAGACGGTCCATGCGGAGGATAAACCCCAAAAGCCTGCGGGCGTTATGTCCTTTGATAATATGGCAGATGGCGAGGTTAGAAAGGTCGATCGAGAAAACAAAAAGATGACGATCAAGCATGGCGAGCTAAAAAATCTGGACATGCCTCGTATGACTATGGTTTTTCCCATTCGAAATGCCACTTTATTGGAAACATTCAAAGCTAGTGATAAAGTCAAATTTGTCGCTAATAAATTAGACGGTGTCTTTTTCGTCACAGACATTCAATTGGCGAAGTAATCTAAGCCGACGGTGGCCGTCGACCCATTCAATGATGCCGCCAGCATCGTCCAGCCAAAACCTGGGGCAAAAGCCATTGAAAAATGTATTATCGCCAAATGGACACAGGCTCGAGCCAAGGCTAGGTACCTTCCGCTCGGGCAATTTCATGTCCTGGCAATCGATAAGATCCAGAAAATTCCCAGATGGTCCGAATTCGTCAAGGATCTGTGAGATACAGACCGGTCAGAGCAACTTCCCTTGCCCGTTGTGCTGCTCGAGTCATCGCCATGGCTTATGCAGAAGGGGTTAGAAGGGTAAGTCTTGGAGGGCTAGAAACTGTCGTAGCACTAACCTGCTCAGGTCGTGATACATCGTTTTTTGGTGTGACCGGGGATTCGAATCTTGTTTGGGATTCCAAGGTTGCGCGAAAAGATAGGCAAGAAGCTACTTATTAATCAACCCAGCAAATTAGCTTCTATATCACGACGCAATACGAGGCCGGGTAGTACTCTTCCACCCCCGTAGACCCATCGGCGCAGCTCTTGTTTTGCCGAAGCCCAGTCCCTTTGGTTAATCCGCCTTCGTAGCGTTGATGTCTGCAGCCGGCCCGCCCCAAGATTGAACGTGAAGTCCACAATGGCGGCGAGTCGATTTTCTGGCTCATTAGTAAGAACCGGGCAATAACGCAGTGTCGCGGCTAGTGCCGTTTGCAGATCGTTGGAAAGGTAAACTTCACCTTCAGCCTCAGTGATCGGCGGATGCTTTGGATCGCAAAGATGGCCGTATCCGATTGTCCAGTAACCCGCCGGGCAGATGTACGGATACGCTCGAACAGGATCGTTCTTCGGTACTCGGCAAAAGCCCTCAAAGCTTTTTGCAAGCTCAATCGCTGCCTGCGGCACAGCAGTCACGGACGCACCCTATCAAACACGCGACCCAGAAACCAGAAATTCAGCACCCCAGCCCATAACGCCTGATCGGCACCCGTCCACGCATTAAGGATAGCCACACCCCAGGTCGCCCCGGCAGTGACTGCGGCTGCGAATGCCGCTGCCTTAGCTGTGCAGTAAAGTGCCATGAACCAGTAAGTGATCACGGGACGGACGCTGGTTGAGAGCGCATCAACCCACTTAACGCCCGAGGGCCCCCCTTGAGCAGCCACAGCTTCTTTTAGGGCCTCTATGGCGCCGGTATTCCATGCCGCATCGGATGCAGCACCGATTTCGGCCATACGTTGGGCTCCGCGCAGCTTCTCGAATTCAATGGCCTTATCCTGCATTGCCAGTTCGTGGCCACGCTCGCCTTTTCGGTCGATCCACTTCAATATCTCAGGAGCCAAACGGAAAGCGCCACCCAACAAACCGCCAAGAAGCGTCTCGATCATTGGACGCCCCCGTAGAGTTTCAACTTAATACTTGCGCCCACAATCAGAGCAACTAGAATGCCTGTGGTCAGTAACTTAATTAGAGTCTGCCAAGCGGTTTGTCTGGCTTGCCGCCAAGCTTCGATGAGTCCTCGCAGATCCCGGATATCTTTTGCCGCATGGCCGTTCTCCAGCCCAAGTGCTGCCAACGCACGCTCAGCTCCCTTTTCAGCTGCACGAATCAGTAGTTCATCGAGATCTTCAGGCCGAAGATTCAAAAAGTCATGATTGTCATATTCTGTTGCCATTCATTTCTCCAAAAAATAATGCCTACCAAAAAAATTCTTGGCAGGCATCAAAGAGGGATTACGGTGAGATTGATTGTTACTCGATAAATTTACAAATTTCCAAATGATCGCCAGGTGCGCGGGTCAAATACACCAGTCGCATAGTTCGGCTCTTCTTCATTAAAAACTAGCAGCACATCGCCAGATAAGGCAATGCGCTGTTCATTTCCCATGTCCCCCATTTTCACTGTGCCATGCTGAAGATGGCTTGGGAAAACCAGTAGCTGCGCTTCTTCAACAAGCATGATCGATTGATTAGCATTGAGAGCATTGCGTTCGAGGATCATTGAACGCTGCCGATTGGTGCCCTCTGAAAACGCGCCGTAATACGGCTCGTTAGGTGAAGCCTGAATTTGAAACGCGATCGCATCAGCTTCTTTAGGCATATTCATGTAGTAGACGAACGACAGGTGGCTAGTACCGTGTGCATGCGTAGGAGTCACGGTTCGATTATCAGTAGCACTGATCCATGTTTTTACGATGTGGATATCGACACGTGATCGGTCATAAGCTAACTGATCGAGATAGCTTTCTATACACCGCGACACAAATTCAAAAAATGATCTAAATGCCTCATCGGTATGCAGGTATACCTTTCCTGAACTTTCGCCGGAAATTAGACCTTGACCACTTTCGTGTGTAATACAGTGCTCGGGCATTCGGTCAAAAAACACACGCTTGAACGTCTCGTGGCTGTCGCTTTTAAACATACCCACAGCAGTAGGAAACAAGTAATGAAGTGAGCAGTTCATCATTTTTTAAGAAGTAGGAAGCAAACTTACCAACTCAGAAAATCTAAGCCTGCGAAAGCTAAATGAAATACACGAGCGTAAATTAGTGCGAGACATTCGAACTGCATGAGGCTTAGCAACGTTCAATAACCATGCCTCGCCTTCTTTTGCGACAAATTTTCCCTGAGAAGTAAGGCTTTTCGTTTCTTCATCAGCCTCAAAAAACTCGGTGGTTTCTTGTGCACAGTTGATGTAAACATTGATTGCCGAACGTCTTCCAATATCAACGTGTGGCGGTACGGTTGAGTCAAGATGTGGCTTTTCCATTTTCATGTAAAAAACACCTGGTACTTCACGGTCCAGCACTGCTCGTGGTAGCTGCGAGAGCAATTTATTTGCAATGGTTTCTGGGATTGCATAGACATGAAGCGGTGTTGGTGGAGCTATTTCTTTTTCCCACAACGTATATTTGTAGCGCGCTCTATCCGGCACGTCTGCAACTTGGGGCATCGGCCATGAGGACGCATCAAAGTCTGGCACCTCAAATTGAAGCGCAATTTGACTAAAATAATTCATGTTTTAATCAAACGTATTAAATGCGATCCCGTGTCGAACTTTCCCCAGTCCCATCTATTCGGGTATTTATGGTGGTAAGCATGTCGCCATTCACATGTTGGCATAAGTAACTCCAACCACTGCATGTCACGAGGACCATGTCTCGAATGACTAATCGTTTGATGTACTGCCGTGAAGAAAAAATATAAAGCCACCGGTAAAACATAACCAAACAAAGAAAGAATCGGCGAAATAAAGTAAAGCAACCCAAATATCAAGAAACAAAGTAATGCGCCGTAATCAAGCAGGAATAACTGAAACGGATCGCGAGCAAGTCGAATCAGCACCCTTGATTTCATACCAGCAGGAACTCTATAACGCCTGACAAAGAAAAACTGCCAGCCTACGATATGAGAGTCTTTGTCTGTGTCAGAAAAATTATGATGAGTATGATGCGCGTGAACAAAAGCAATCGGACTTGCGTGAAAACTGAGAGTACCCACAAGGGCAAAAAAATACTGCCAGAATGTTGCGCATTCAAAGGTGCGGTGCGTGTAATACCGATGCAAACCAACAGATACAGAAATCTGTATAGCCATGTAAACAATAAAAGTTAGTGCCAACCAAAGTGACGACACATACCCGCTGAAAATAAGATAAATAGCATAAATAGCAGCAAACTCACTCGCAAGACAAGCTAGCGACGAGTTCCAAACATTTATTTTGAAAAACTGTTTCATGGAAAAATTAGACCGAAACAATCTTCGATTGCCGTAACTGACCGACTGCCACTTTTAAATTCAATTTGCCGAAGATCGCGAATAGTTGCGCTACCAATTTTTAATTGACCTTGGCAAAGAGAAAGCTTAGTACCTTGTGCAAGGGTAGTGCTCTGCCCCGCTTTAAGTGAAAACACTTGAAGATTGTCAATCAGCAGAAATAATGGATTAGCAGGCTTAGGCTGCGGCACACAAAATACAGTCGAATCTTCTTTGAAATCTGCACGCCAAATACCGGCTGTTTCTTTGATCAACGCATTGCAGAAGCCGGGTTCACGCACAGATATTTCTTGAGTATCTATGTTGACTTGATTTACCAATCCTTTTGTATATAACCAGCACGTTTCAAACGGCACAGTCACGTTGACAAGACCATCTGGGTATATCTCATCATTCAATACCTCATTCTTTAGTATTTGGTGCCTTATGATGATGTAGCCAAACGCAGGAAAAGCTTTTGTATCCATACTAAACCTCAATAATAGTTTGCTCGTTAATGGCTTCTCGCTCAGCCACATCATGCGCAGTCCTGATCTTCCAATAAGAACTCAGAACAGATTGATAGGCATCGAGGCTTTGTATTTTTTCGTTTCTTTCGATACGAGCAGTTTTGAGATCCAAAATCTCTTGCTCTCCCCACGTGCCGAACCACTGCACAGCGTGCACATCAATCGCTATGCTTGTTATGTCGACGCCGACAAATCCCACGCCATCCACCGCGCAAAATTTATCTATCGGGATAATCGTCACTCTCATTGGTGAATTCATTCTGTAATCTCCAAGACAGATTGTTTAGCGGCCATTGCTAATAAAGCTTGCTGCGAACTTTCATTGGCTTTCACCATTTCATTCCGAAAGCTCTCTACCGCCGCACCAGTCGATCGTTGCTGCTGACTGTTTTCAATTAGAAGTATTGGAAGCCAAGTCATGGCACAAGACCATTCGTCGACTTCTTTCCCCGTATTGGGGTTGTGGCCGCGCATCTGCGTAAACCAAGCGCATTGGAGTCCGATGCAATCTTTTTTTAAAAGAGGGCAATAATTTCCTGGCTTTATTTCCATGATTAGTTCTTGGTAGCGATAATGACGTCGACGTATTGAACGGCGAGATTGATTGAGTTGGCCGCAAACGAGTGATTGTGCGATCCACCGCCCCCTGTCGCCGTTGTTGTGAGTCCCGAGGTACTAATGGTGGCACCACCGCCGCCGCCACTATTAGGCCAAGCGGATCCTCCCTTTACAGAAACATAACCACGATGCGTATGGGTATGGCTAGGTATTTGGCTCTCAACGAGAGTCGTGCTTCCAACGGTTCCACTCACAGCCTGCGATATGAATGCAGAAGTAAATGCAACGGTGCCTCCCGAGCTCACTGCACCATTCACTACGCGAAGTGCTTTGTCGTTGTGCGTCGTATCTTTTGTCCATCCAGTCGGTGCAGCGGTTTGCTGAAAGAGCAGCCTTGTCCCACTGGCAAACTCTTCAGGCAAAGTCTGCCAACCAGGAGGTGCGGCACTTCCAGCCGAGGTCAAAACCTGCCCAGCTGCACCAAAGTTAGCGCCACCTGCCCCCACAGCGCCTGCAGCGTTTATGACGACATGGTCAGTGTTACCCGCTCCCAAAATCAAACTCTTGCTTGGATAGGCATTCTTTACATAGGCATCACCAGTCGAGCTTTGGCCGACTGATAAATAGTTCGCTGCTGTCAGCCCCCAATATTGAAAGGCGCCGGCTGCTCGTACTTGATATTGCAGTCCAGTTGCTGTGTCTCCCGCCTTATTAAGCGGAGTAAATCCCAAACGTGCGGTGATGTCGGTGTAGTAGCTCGGTAGTTGACCGCCAAGTGCAGTGGCATCACTAGCGCTTTGTGCAGCAATAGCTGCTGCCACACTGGTAGTACCGCTGCTTAAATCAGCAAGCAAAATCCATGTCGCAGGTGAAGCGTTTGTTAACAGGTAAAGTTTTTGCTGATCTGTACGCCAGCATTTCATCCCTACCTGCAGTTCAGTCGTTGGAAAAACTGTACCGCTGGAATTAGAGAGCGCTGACTTGTCGTTGTTTAACAGAGGCGCCAGTGAATTGGTCAGCGTCTCGGACGACGGTATGGTTGTGAAATTTTGCATTTAACACCCCTGTGCGAGCCAAGAAAATGAGCCACTCACTCGAGCCCCGGTCTTATCTTCCAGAACAGCTGTAAAACCGGATGTTGTGGGTGTGCCGAGGATGCGAGGTATGGCTGTGGTTGTTCCACCTTTGTGAGTCATCGTCACTTGTGGTGTGAAGCGAAAACTTCGAGAAAACTGAACCGTGATGCCAGTAGCAGAATTTGTGATTTCTGCGACGCCTCGGTCGAAGATATCGGGAACATCAATCGTTAAACGCAGCGCATCGATATAACCCCGATCGGCGTTATTGGATTTCAAGATGGCCCGAAAAAGCGCTCGCTGATAGGTATAGTCCCCTTGAATGAAATCCCGAAAATTCGTGTATCCCGGTGGATGACCGTTTTGCACGATGCTTGCAAAATCTTCCTCAGTAATTAACATGCTTGAGACAATCATGTCGCTGACCACACCGTTGGCATGTCGACGATATTGCTCTGCCAGTGAAAGTGCTTCAACGCTTTTAATCTTGAGTGATCGACGAAGAGCATCTGTAATGCTTAGCCCTTCATTCAGATAGCGGCGATAAGCGACGGTTCTTCCCCACGCGTCGGCCAAAGCAATAGCTTCGACTACACGTTTTACGGTGCCAAATCCTTTGGAGCCTGCTAAGCCAAAGCTCTCAGGTAGAGGCTTATTTAGTTTCTTAGAAGGTTGTTCTATAACATTCAGGTTTTCACTGATACGGAGAACGTATGCAATCAGATCGGCATAAGTTTCAGCCAGCGCAAATGTCTCTGAACACGCTTTGATCAGATCACGCTTTAAAGCTTCTGAAAATTCCAAATCTTCATGATGGGATTGAATGATCGACTTGCGGTGCGAATCACTTATCGGAAATATTTCAGATTGATTTACAGTTGATTGTCGATATAAAGCATCTTCTAATCCCACTGCAGAGCTAAACTCTTTAGATGTCCATTTCGATAAATTGTCCACCAGTGACCATGTCTCGTTGAATCGCTTCTGATCATCTTTAAAAAGATTCTCGACAAAAGAAAATGACTCAACGAAGCGCAGCACATAAGCGATCAGATCTGCATAGGTTTCAGCAAATAACAAAGTCTCGTATTGCTGAAACTTCACCTGACGTGTGGCGCCTTCAATGACGCCAAATGCCTCACCAACAGGTTTATTAAATTGACGAGAGGCTGATTCGAGCATCGAGAGACTAACGGCGACTGCAAATGCATAGACTGCTGGATATGCGCTTTCCCAATTTTTGCCAGCACTAGCACTCGACCAGGTAAAGCTGCCCGAGGCCCACGTGTAGCGAGCCCCGGCATTTTCCGTCACTGTCACCACGTCAGGCATGACAATCAACTCATCGTGAAGGTAAAGACAGCAGTTAAGCTGTCATCTGCGCCTTTATTTACGACCGGGAAGACAACGCGATCGAACATAATTCCAGCAGTTGCTGCATTGAATACACCGGCCTCGGTAATCGCTCCCGTTGCATCCCCTGCCAAGAAGTCCGCAGTAAATGTAAATGTCTTGGTGCCGGCAGTGTGAGCATAGGTTGCGGCATTGCGATCAATTTCAGTTACTAACGCCGATTGCGTGGCTGCTGCTGCCGTTGTGCCTGTACCGAGCGCAATGTATCCCATCACGCTTGGTCGGCTTGTTGATTTGCCGATGGCGTCAGCAATGAAATCAAAGCCAACGTTAACAATCAAATTGTCTTGATAGACAGTCTCTGTATCGCCATTAGCACGAGAGATGAATAAGGTCATCGCGCCATGAAGTTGCATGGATTCCTGGATCATGAAATTCCTCAAAAAAAATGGCGCTGCACTTGCGTGCAACGCCATGGTTGAAATTACTTGTTGATGGTATTGAGCTAGTAGAGCTGCAGACTGGTTAGTTGACCCACTGGAGCTAATGCAGCACTTCCTGATTCAACGTCTCCGCCAAAGCGTGATACAAAAAGTCGACGCTCTGAGGTGGTCTGACATACGCCAAGACAGATCGGATCTTCTGCTGCAATAGCAAAGGGCACCGTTACCTGACGCGATAAGTGATCTTCCAAGAAAAACATTCCTGTACCGGAGTCGTAGCCCACTAGTAGTAAGCCATCAGGACCTATCGCACGCCAAATCACGCAAGTGGTGACATGTGATGGGATAAACCAGAACGAGATATGAAACGCGGCTGGAATCGTGACGCTCCATGCTGCTCGCGTAGTGTCCTTGATCATTAATCCGTCGCCATAGCGACCGCCATCAAAGCTGATACCAGCGGATTGGTTGGTGGTCGGATTCCCGAAGCCTGTGAGTGATCCGTTTAGGCGCCAGCCGTATAGTTCACCGTCTTGCATTGCATCCTCTCGAGCGATCTGCAATCGTGCATCTACATTTGCGAGTGATCCGTCGTAAGACCACTGACGCCCTGCGGCTTCGCTACTCCACGGATAGCTAACTTCCAGCCAGGTTGTACGGTCATCTTGTGAAGCGCCTAAACTATTTTGCAGCGTGTTCTGCGCTCGAGTCGTTGAAATCAGATCCACCTCAAACAAGTACTCCGCGCTCACTGCCCCACTATCCATGCGCAGCACATCCTTTCCGTTGACTGACACTACTGATGCGAAATGCCGAATCCCCGGAAATCCTGATGCTTGCTCATCTCGTTCAAGAATGAGGTTAGCGTTTTGCGGTTGTGCGACGACAGTTGAGACAAACGTCGGTGCATGGCTGTAGATACCAGGTGAAGCAATTGCCTTGATCCAGAATTTGCGTTCGCCATCAAAGCCTGAAGGCAAGGTGTAGCTGGTGGACTTGATCTCAGCCACAAAAAGTGAGGCGTCCCACGCTGAGCCCTCCCGTAGTTCATAACCCACCACTTCCGGCTCAGGATTGGGCTGCCAGCGAAACTCCAGTCGATTAGCTGACTGCACCACATCGAATTGAATTACCGTTATCGGTGCTTTCAGATCCAACAGATGAGTCGTGACGTTGGTGCTGAAATTGCCCGACGTATCAATCGCTCTTATGTGATACGCATAGAGTCCTGCCATTGACTGGTCGTGAATCATTTGGGTTGCTGCAGTCTTTGCGACTAATTGACCTTGATCCCAGTTCGAACCAACACGCACTTCATAACCTGCCAAGTCTGCGTCGGTCACCTCGTTCCAGGTGAGCAGTAGATCAGTCATCCTTCGCTGAACAATAAAGCCCATGACATCCGAGGGTGGCAACGTCTTACCCAACACGGTGGCATTAAACGTTGTCGCCGCGCTTTCCTTGCGAGTCACACCAATGGCACGAAGGCTAAACTCATACGGGCCTTCAACCGCGTCTCGAATCTCGATGTAGTTAGCGCTGGTCTGTGGCAGGCTAATAAAATTTCCACCATTGGCCCGGTAGGACAATCGATAGGCAATCGCCGCTTGCACTTCTTGCCACGATATTTGTACTAGTACCTTTGCCTGATCCTTGACACGATACAGGCTCTCTTTAATCGACAGACCAGTCGGAGCAGATGGCTGGTCTGAGAGAGTCGTGATCGATCGGGGCTGGAGTGCCAAGCCTTGTTCGATGGCAGCGTATTTGCCCGGATTGTGGGCAAGCGCAGTGACCTCGTGAACGCCAGGGTCTTGCTCGGAAACGGCAACGACTCGAAAGAGCTGCGGCTCAACTTCGGTTGAACCCAGCACCCAAATAGCATTGGGTTCGGGTGCAATACTGAATGGACTCGTTACTGTAACCGTACGGCCAGAGGCCGGACCCACGCGTCGTTCTTCCACTGTGCCGTTAGGCAGAATGATGGACAGGCGCCAAGCTCGAGGCGCTGGCACGTCTTGGTCAAGCAAAATGGATGTTGTCGTCGCAGATGCAACGCGTCCACCCAAACGCAGCCCACCTCGAACCGGGTCAGCTACCTTAATCACGTCTCCAGGGCGCACGACCGCGCCTTCTAAACCTGTTCGAAAGGTGACAATCTCGGATTCAGACTGCTCGGAATACAAAAGCCACTTGCCAACGCGATGCGCTTGACCGCGAGAGTTGCATCCAAGAGCAGTGATTTCACTCTGTACAATACCGTAGCGAGCTATACCTGCTGCATCTTCGACGTATTCAACTTTCTGACGATAAAAATCCTCTGGGTCATTCCAACTGACCAAAACGACTGTATGACGCGCCTTGGCAGATGACCCTTGATAGGCGAATTCACCATCGATCACATTACTAGGTGCGAACTGATAAACCGCATCGACTGGCGCATCTTGCGTAACAGTAATTGCGCCGCCAGACCAGTACACCATCCCCCGAAAAATAGAGGCCATGTCTTGCACAACTTTGTATGCTTGCTCTCGAGTTTGGAGATATAAATTGCACGTAAATCGTGTCTCAAAACCGCCTAAGCCGTTCGGTACTTGCTCATCACAATACTTCGCTACTCGATACAACGCCCATTTGTCGATTTGCGCTTCGGGGATATAACTCCCCAAACCATAACGGGTACTGGTTAAGATATCGTAAAAACACCATGCGGGATTATCCGTCCATGCAATCTTGAAACTACCATTCCAGACACCGCTGTATGAGCGTGTAGTTGGGTCATAGTTAACTGGGATCCGAACACGCAAAAGCTTCATGTCATAGCTTCTGCGTGGAATGGATGAAAACTGCGCTGCGTCTACACGCAAAGCGACCAACGCACTGTTCGGATACCTGAGCTTACTTTCAATAACCTCGGTGTACGATTCTAAAAACGTTTTGTTCTGAATTGCTGTAGACGTTGAGTCCGCTGTAATACGACGTATGCGAATCTCCCAAGGCGCACTACCTGTCAAAGGAACGTAATAGCTGCGCTGATACTTGGTTGTGGTCTTACCAGAAATCGTGTCTTTAATAACTTCAATAAATCCACCGCCATTCGTTTGGCGATCGATGGCAAAGCTCACTTGACTGCCATTTAAGTCACCGTTGGTTGTGTTTTGGTTGGTTAATTGAGGAACACTTACCTTCACACGCACAGCATCTACATCGGCATCTGTTATTGAGCGAACGACGGGTTGACTAGCCTTGATCTCCACACCCACTGAGATTTCGTTTTCAACAGAAGAGAATCCCGGTACATAATTTTGCTGTTGAGTACCGTTCCGCGTCTCTAACGTGATGCCTGTGAAATTATTTGTCCCATCAACATTTTGAATTGGGGTGTCATCAAGATACACCGACTGCAACCCTGCAACTAAACCTTCTATCTCACCTTCGGAGATCAGATCAACGACGCGTGCATAGGCTTTGGAGCGCAGACTGTCTGGTGCTTCTTGGGCCACTCGGGCAGAACCACCGCCGCTTTTACCACCCCCACCAGCGCCAATGATGAGGGACGTCACACTGCCACCTCATCCACATCGATTCCAGCGCTAATGACTGCAGAGCCCACGATCAACCTTCCATAACCAACTGGGACCGGATGACCTTGTGCGGTCGTATTCACTGCACCATTAAAGCTGTAACTCGGTTTGTTCTCGGGCTGCTCAAATGGATCAGCTGCCTTAGGAGTGGGTGCGATCATTTGGGTGACACCACCAAGAATCATCGCGGTACCGACAGAGTAAAGCGTGGACTGGGATAAGAACGCACCAGAAGCCGCCCAACCCATCGGGTTCCACCAGGCTACTGCAAGCAAGGCGACACCCAGAAGAATCTGTCCAAGCCCGTCGCCACCAGCACCCGAGATGACAGGTGCGATGGTGACGTTTTGCAGGCCAACAGGATCATGAAGACGATCGATAGTCAAGGCATCGCGACCTGCCAGAACCCGGTATCCCACGCCACGCTCGCCAGAGGCAACCAATTCACGCTCAAGGGATGGAAAATTGGCCACCAGTGCACGAATGGCCTCAGCCGCCGATGTAATTGCCAAACGATGTCTGCGACCATAGGTTTTACCAAGCTCACCAAGAAGTATGACTGTGACCATAGCGAAGAATGTGGGTCGTAATTTTTTGCCAGTAGCCGCCATAAACATCACGGCTGGAGAGTCGTCCCTGCAAATGATGCAGAATCAAGCCATCCCCCAAATACACAGCGGCATGGTTCGGCACGGGTGAGGCGACTTGCATTAAAAAACAGTCTCCCTCTTGAAGTTCTTTAAAATCAATGTCGGTGAATCCGGCATTGGCGAAATTTTCTACATACAAGTTCTTGCCGCGCTTCCACCATTCATCAAAGCGGTCAAAGTCCGGCAAGGTGATACCGCGCTCCTGATGAAACCAGTCGCGCACCAGCGCATAACAATCCAGGACACCGTGAGACCATTGCCGGCCAACGAGTGGCGCGACATACCCAGAAGGTTCAATACGCGTCCATTCTTCACTTGGGATGCCAACGATGTGCCAAGGCAGGCCACTGGCCTCACAGGCCACCTTGTCGGCTTGACTAGGCTCAGGTGGTAAGCCCGGGTGGCTGTGCACGACGCCTATGATTTCGCCTTCACCCTCAGCCGCTGCGTAATCTTCAGGATAAATAACAAATTGGTCGGTACCCACGCCGATATTGCGGCAACGAATATAAATTTCTCGTCCCTTACGAACGATTAATAGTCCGCAAGCTTCACGCGGATAAGCGTCGTGAGCGTGTTCTAACGCCAGTGTTTTGTTATTAGCCAGCATTAGCGAAATAAGCCCGCAGCCGGAAATCCACCAAATGGCAATTCGGCGTTTTGTCCGAAACGTGCCTGACAAGACGAGAGACGTTTGCCGCAGATGTCTTGCGAGTTGGTAGCGACTCTCTGGTCATTCGCATCGAAGTAGCTGGTGCCTGTGTAGCCACACTCGCTACTGCGATAACGCCAAGGACACACGTTTTGCACAATTTGCCGGCGCGGTAAATGCACACCTTCCAGATCAAACGATGCGGCAAGTTCAAATTCAATCACATCGCGCGTCTCACGTGATTTGCGGTCGATGCAATAAATGTCGTCCGCAAATTCAGCAGAAGCGTCTGATGTAGGGTTAACGCCACCTGGGAAATTTACTGCATCCAGATATTTGGCTAGCGTTCGCTTACGCGTAATTTTTACGCCCACCATATCCTGATAGGTCAGCACTAAAGCGGTGATCGCACCAGTGACATTAGCTACTTTTAGTTTGGGTCTTGGAATCTGACCATTGCCGTTGAATTCAAACCCTTCAATTTGGATGGGAAAAGCTTCATAGACATTACCTTGCCAAACTAGTCGCTGCTGTAGTGCATTGGTCCCAGCATGAAAATAAATCATCCCCTGACCAAAGAGCGATAAATCCAGCACAAATAGTTCAATGACGGCACTGGGTGCTAGTTGTTGAATCTCTCTGGCAATCAACTGATGTGTCATGACAAATCGAACACTTGTTTGAAGTTTGCCCGAACAGTTTCGATATTTGGTTCATCAATCGATCGACTCCATTCCTCGCAAATAAATTTTCCGGTTAGACCTGAAGGTGTAGTCCAGTCAAAAGTTCGAACTGCTCCATGCAACCGAAGGAAGGTATCAATCGCAGAAGCATTCGCAGTCGTTAGTGCCCGAAACTCTAATGTCCACACCTCTGGCTGCGTGTTCAGACCAAAGGCCAGTCGCTGCTCATAACCATCACCAAATGCCACACGTCGAACGATGGGACGAATCGTCAGACTCGCACCAGTTGAGGCAATCCAAGTAAAGGTCGCCAATTACATCGCTCGCCGAGAATCCAATAAACCACCCGCGCGCTTTTGTGCCAGTAGCTCTTGCCGAACGGCACTGGCTATTGCACGACCCAAGTCGCGTCCGCCTGCTTCATCTCCTCGGGCCGCAGTACCTGCCTCGGTCACATTGACCGAAATATTAAAAACATCACCGCCAGCAGATGCAGTCCCAGCACCTCGCATGGTGACGGGAATCGACCGTCCATCAGGCAAAGGCACATAGGCTTCAGGCCTTGAGCCTTCACCAAAGAGGGCCAATTGCGGCGAGGTCGCCACACCGCCAGAGGCATAAGCCCGAAGGGGAACGGGTCCGTTGCCAGTCATGATGCCGCCACCTGCGAAGGGGAACATCGAGCCTATGGCTTTAGCCAGAGGGCCAGTAATGGCACTTTGAATCTGTATACGAATTAAATCCTGAATGATGGAAAGAGCAAGGTTTCTAAAACTGAGCTTGCCCGTCATCACGAACTGCGTCAGAGCATCAGTCATGCCGGTGAAAGCACTGCGGGTTGCATTCTCCATTTGACGTCCGACTTGAGAAGCTTCTTCCGCGACGTCTTTCAACGCCTTACCAATTCCAGCAGAAGGATCAGACAACTCACGAGCGCGCTGTGCAAGTTGCTCAGACGCTGTAGCTGCGCGTTGAGCCGCCTCAGCAATGCTTTTAAAAGAGTCAGCAAATTTTTCGTTACCCGGCGAAGCGGACGCAATAGCTTCTGCTTGTGCAGCCAACTTAGTTAGCTCCTCAGCACTTCGCTGTCGGGCTTGCGAGAGTAAGGTTAATGATGCGACTTCGGAAATCGAGCGAGATTCACGTTGCGTTTTTATCTGTTCTTCAATAGAGGCCAATTCCATCTGGCCACGCTGCGCCTGCTCTTGCAAATCTTTGAGGGTTTCGCTTGGCTGACGAATTAAACGCTCTACATTTGACTGCTGTACATCGCGCTCTAACGTTGCACGCTTCTTTGCGATTTCAGATAATTTATCTTCGAACTTTAATCTATCCTGAACCGTCTTTGCATCTTTGCGAAGCGCAATTTCAAGCAGCATTTCCTGTTCAGCATACAGCGCACCTATTTTATTTACGAAGTCTTCTTGCGCTGCGACTCGAGCTTGGCTAGCTTCTTTAAAACTGATGTAGCCGGCGTTTTCATAAAGGTCGATTAACCGCTGGCGGTCTTTTAAGATGCCGGACTCTTCATCGACTAAGCGCTGTAATTCTTTGACTTCGGACTCAATACCAGCCATCGACTGACCTGCATTGATAGACGACGCTTTGAAGAAATTTTCTAGATTAGATTGAGAAGCTTGACGCTCAAGGTTCGAGCGTTTCGACGCAATTTCACTGAGCTTATCCTGAAGCTTTAATTTTTCCTGAACTGTTTTTGCATTAGTCTGCAAACTCTTTTTGACCAACGCTTCTTCTTGATCGTAAATCGAGCGTATCTTGGACAGATACTCATCTTCAGCGTTGGCACGCGCTGTTGTCGCTTCTTCTATGCTGATCAGTCCAGCGCTTTGGTAGCTATCGATGATCCGTTGACGGTCGCGCAGCAAGTTGCTTTCTTCGCCGACTGCTCTGTCTAATGAGCGAATCTGATTTTCCATCGCAGACAAAGCATTACTCGAATTCGTGCTCGACGCTGTGTTGTAATTTAAACGCTTACGTGAAGCATCTTGCGCATGAGATGCACCATCTAACCCTTTGCGAATATCTGCAAAACGCTTTTCAATCGAGTCAGCGAGTAATGGCATCTGCCAAAGATCTTTGTAATTCTGGTTCGCCTGACGAACTATCTCATTACGCTTAGTGAGCGCCTCTTGCAACTTGGCGCGATTCTTTTCCGAAAAAGGATTGAGTCCTTCACCACCAGCTAAAAAGGTGCCTGCCAATTCAACATCGGCCCAGACAGCTTGGAAACTTCCCACCACCGCCTGAATCGACTTGGCAATGGCACGCAAAGCATCAATGACAACAGCAAGTGCATAGGCAGTGTTCTCAGCCCAGGTAGTGATTGCTTTATCTTGCTGAAGTTTTTTCATCCCTTCAACTGCGTCATCCGTTCCCAGTAATACTTTGCGAAGTTCTTCGCCCAATACCGTCATAGCGGGAATGGATGACGTAACGATCGTTTGCGCGATAAAGCTGTACTCCGCTCTCATACGCGCGAGTGCTTTGACTGCATGCTCTGCAGATAACACTTGTTCAGCTGAGAGACGAATATTCAGATCTTGGTTGTCCGCCAAATCTTTAAGAAATGGCAGCATGCCAGCACCAGACTTGCCAAATAATTCCATGGCTATGGCAGTCTTTCCTGCGCCATCTTCGAATTGCGCAAGTTTTAGCGCAATATCGTTTAAGACTATGGCCGGATCGCGCAAATTTCCTGCTGCATCTTTTGCGTCAACCCCCAGAAACTGCAGTGCCTTGGTAGCCCCAGCCGTCTCATCGTCAACACCTGCCATGCCCTTGGCAAGTTTCGTCAAACTCCCACCAATGTTTTCAAGCGTAGTGTGCGAAATAGTGGCCACTGCCTGAAATCCAGACAACGCTTCAACACTTGCGCCGCTTTGCTCGGACAGCCCTTGCAATGCAGCAGCAGCCTCGATGGTTTGAAGAACAAATTCCTTGATTGCAGCAACCGATGTCACACCCACTGCAATAACGAAGGCTGACTTGGCTACATTGGCGACACTTTGCAATGAAGCTTTCATCTCATTGGCGTGCTTATCCAACAGACGCGCACTTTTCCCCAGATCTGCCTGAAACTCAGCGGTTTCGGCCGCGAGTTTGACGACAAGGGAGCCAATATCAGTCATTCTTTTTTAACTTATGGGCAAACATTGCCTTGAATTGCGCAATGTGTTGCTGGGATTGATCGGATTGGGTCTGCTTTTTAATGAACGGCATGAAATCGTCTGGGGTGAAAGGACGGGAATGTGATGAGCGGTGTGCGTTAGCAAAGGTGGCCGCAATTAAGCCGCCTCTGAAATCTGCACGAAACTCTCCAAAGGGTTCCAACTCATAAAAGGCCATCCATTCAGTGAGCTCATCTGAGCCAATTTTTTGCAGTAGTTCTCGTACTGTCATCCCTAAGGCTAGCGCCAGCCGAAATACAAATCGACGACTGTGCTGAGCCTCTAGACTTTTTTTGCGGTATCAACCGCGTCAGTACCGATGCCGTTGATACGTTGCGCGATGGTGAATACTCTATCTAGGGCTTTGGCACTTTTATTACCTAGCGCTGCCACTTCAGCATCGGTAAAAAGGCGCACGCCATCAGCGTCACAGAGCGTGAGCGACACTAAGCGGGCCCTCACGTTTTCCATACGGCCCTCTTTGCCGATCAGGCTTGCCTCAAACGCATCCCGGTCTGCTCCAGTCATGGTACGAACCATCACATCGCCACCCCACTCGGGAATGGCGAGGCACTCCAGTGGGAGATCATTAGCAGCGAGGATATATTCTTTATTAAGCAGATTCATGTTCTTACGCCTCCGTGATATCGCCATCGATCTCAATCGTCACCGACGCTTCAACGACTGCGTCTACTCCTCCTTGAACGCTGAACTGGGTGACATACCCGTAAAACGTCCAGACAGTAGGGATGGTGTCAGTAAAAGTGATACGAAACTGCTGTCGTGTTCTGTTAGCACGATCGGACCGGAGCCCATCGTGAACTGCATTGTCTGGATCAAAATGTAAGGACAAGGAAAGTGAGCCTTCGTCTCTCAGTCCCATACGCTTTTCTTTTGCCGTTGAGGACAGGTTTGTCACATCAATGACCTGCGCCTGCCCACCCGGGCCTTGAAAGGAAACGACGTTCGGTATCGTCTCGAAAGCAGTAGTGCCCATCCGGGCAATCGTGATGCCTTGAGCAATGATGGCTGTACTTGACATGATTATTCTCCTATCGATGAGTTGCCCTGTTGGGCCTAAATTTGAAACAGTTAATGGAGGTAGGTATAGTCAACAGTGATTCGGTAAACACGTGCTTCTTCATCAAATCCACTATTGACCATTCGTACATCTGAGACCGTATCGATTGCCGCCATCACGGATCCCAACACTTCATCCTGAAGTTGATTGGCAGCTTGTAATGTCTTGGCATACGCATCAACTTGCATGCGTATTCGCACCACACCATGCAGACCATTAATGCCAATGACTTGTTCAGTAGCCACTGGGGTATAGACAATGCAGGGAAAGATGGTCTCGCTTGGTGCGATTAATGCAAACACTCTGGTTTGCGCCAGGTGCTTGATCGCTTGATAAAATTCTTGCATTAAATTTTTGCGAGCTTCTTCGCTTCGACTTCTATTCTTTCAGCCAGTCGCGTCGTAATCGCAGTCACCGCTTCTTGCCGCTTATTTTCGAGCGCTGGGCGCAAAAAAGGACGGGCGGCCATCTTGGTCGTACCGAACTCAATGAAGCGCCAGTACCAGGCATCCTGCGAGAGATTTTTCTTTTTACCTTGCAGGCGATACTTCTTTCCGTGACGAACTGTGACAAAGAATGTCTGACGGGTCAGGCTCGATAGCTCAGGAATATGCTTCATGATGACGGAACGCTTCAAGGTACCGGGTGGTGGCTGATTGGGAATAGCTTCAGCGGCTTTCGGTGCGCGAGATTTAGCCTCATCACGTACCACCTTCGCGCCAACATACACGGCATTACGAAGTCCATTTTTTGCTACACGCGCGGGTAACTGGTTTAATAGTTTCACTAACTCTGCCGCACCCTTTATCTGCATGCGTTCAAACTTAGCCATCATCGATTCCTTCTGATGCATAGAGAGTGACAATAACTTTTTTCTCATCCTCGTTAATACCACCGTGTATTTTGAATATACGACTCTTATACATCGCTCGGTAATTCGACAGATCTCGCAAGTCAGAAAAAAGAGGCAGATAACGTACCGTTATTTCATGCGTGATTTCTGTCGAAATGCGTTGCGAAACAATGAGATTGCGTGCAGAGATCGGAGTGATGCTGGCCCATACGGTTTTGACCGGCAGCCAAGTACGCGAAGGAGCACCGAGCGCATCGATCGTAGTTGTTGCGCGTTGCAAAGCAATTCGATGAATCAACTGGCCAGCGGACACAACTGTCATACCCAAGCAACTCGGTAAGGATCAAGCAAGCCGTCCACAAACGGCAAGGGATCGATGCGACCACGCATTAAGACCGACATCTCTTCCCGATGCGCATAGAGACTGCCAATTCGCAGCTTGATCCAACTCTTAATGCCTGCAGGAACCGCCGCTGCGGCGCCATATCCAGCATCGAACATCACGGTGACCGAACCAATCTGCGGCAAGGTTGGTGGCCACGTCTTACCAAATACAGGTGTGATACGTGCAGGTTCACACGCTGCATCCACCACATAGTCAGCTGGGGATAACGTTTGAATGCTCCCATTCATGTCGAGATACTGGATACCCACGACAGACTGAACCGGGCACTTTGAAACCACAATTGCGTGGCTAGGAAAACTAAATGATGCGGCATGGTGAGCGCCCATCATTGCGGCCCCAGGAAAAGCATCCAGCACGAGCTTCCATCGTGCAGTGATCATCTGCCTTCCGGTAAGGGTCTCTGCTGCCTGGCGAGCCGCAATGATGAGTGTGCTGATGAGCGCATCGTCATCGTCACCATCCACCCGCAAGTGGAGCTTGGCTTCGGCAAGCGACACCGGCTCCTCTGAGGGTGGTGTGACGATTTGCATTGCCATCGCTTAGACGATCTGCACCACTGCTGACTGATTAGCGGTGTCTGCTGGTAGAACTCGTGGCGTAATTCCAAGAATCTGTGCAGAAGTTAAACTCGCAGCAACGCCCACAGTCAATGACAGCCGAAGAAAGCCAAACCCATTGGTAATGTCTAACTCTTCAGGCCTGACATTAATGAGCACTTGTTTGTTATCACCAGTCGCTTTGACTATCTGCGTGATCGCCTTAGCACTGATATCTTTTGCACTCGCACCAGTCGCATCAATTGCCTGTTGAAGTTTGGCATCGACAGTCGCTCCCGTCCCAAGCACTCCAGTCTGAATGACAGCTAACAGGCTGTGATGATTGCCTGATGAAATCCATCCGGTAGAGACCGTGCTAGCTGCCTGGCTTGAAGGATCCAGCGTGGCGAGGATCGCGACTAATTCGCTACCCTTTGCATTTGGAAACATAGTTATTCTCCTTAAGTCTTGGGGCGATCAACGCGCACCCAGTTGAATAAACGGGGACATCGACGCAGTACCCTTAGCAGGTGTAATTGGTGTGGCAATCTTGGACTGCCCATCCATGCGGAAAGTGGTCCTAAATGCCGTTAGATCTGCGTCGAAATAAAGATGCATGGAGGTTGCCGTTTGCATGCCACCTGCTTTGGTGATGGTCTGGTAGTAGGACAAATCAGCCAGCAGTACGTCCCCTTGGCCTGAGAAGGTGTTCGCATGCTGTGAAACAAATACAGGTCTGCCCAGAAGGCTGCCGTAGGGAGAGATCTGAATGCCGCCGACTGACAAGCCGGTGGGGAGATAGATCGGATAGTTACCCAACGTGAGTGTGAAGAGGGCAGGGAGCACATCGTTATTGACGATCCAGACCGATTTCCCAAAACTTCCCGGTGGCAGTCGCGAAATCATCTTTGCCAGGTTTTGCGGTGTGAGGGTTTGCGTTGCCTGGTTCTGCTCTTTCGCAACGGTTACTGTAGTGCTGTTGTTCATGCAGCCCATCGGTACTCCAGTCCCTGAACCAAAGAGGATGGATTCGTTGGTTTTCCAGCGAATGGAGGTGGCGATTTTTTCTGGCAGATAGCTCGACAGGGCATTGGTGTCGTCGAGCAGCTCGTCGGTGACGGGAACGAGCGCCATCAATTTTTTAAGTCGCAAAGTAGACAGTCCCAGTACCGGTTTCGTGCTGGCCGCAGGCGTGGCTTCACCCTGCCAATACGCACGAATACCGTTGCTGCCCCAAGGCGTGGTTTCGTCTTTCGGGAAAGCCATCGTGTTACCGGTGATCTCAACGTTATCCGTCATCGGCAACAGTGAGTCTTCTCCTAATGAGAGCTGGAAGATTTCACTGGCAAATTGTGGTGGGACTAAAAAGCCACCGTCCTGGGCAGAGCCTTCATTCCCAAAATTCGCTGGAACCGCTGCGCCACGGGCTGAACCTAAGATCAAGCGTTCATCGATTGTGCTGCCGGGCTTCTGGGCTTGGCAGACGGTTTTCAAAAACTCGCCAACACTATGAAAGCCATGGGTTGGATTGCCTTCACGGTTGTCCGTCACGGAAATAATGGCTGAGGGGGTAATCGGTGCTGAATAAGCGACGTGTGCCATCTGCGCCTCTTCAGAGATCAATGCCGCTTCGCGGTCGATTGCACCGGACGCCGCTTCGATTTTCGATTTCAGCACATCAAAGGCCGACAATTCTTCGTCGGTCATGTCACGCTCTTCTGAAGCAGCAATATCAGTCAGGGTGCGTGCATCCTTGACCAGGTTGGCTTTGCGAGACTGAAGCTCGCGCAATTTATTACTCATTAGGTCTCTCCATAAATAAAAAAGCCACCCGCGTAAGGGTGGCGATTTGGGTGCGGCCTTTGGGTCGCGAGGGTTGCAGCGCTCAACGGAGCGCATAAGTCAAATTTAAATTTTTACATCAGGGCTATCGCATCACGTGCATGTTGAATACGAGGCGCTTGCGTGGATCTCAACGGGTTTGTAGTGCGCGCCTGTTTTTGCATTTTGAGCAGTACTTGATCAAAGCTGGCAACGCCATCGACCATGCCTTGTTTCATTGCAGCGTCAGCGCCTAGTACGCGACCTTGTCCCATACCTGAGATGACGTCAGAGACCGATATGTTTCTGCCCTTGGCAACCGATTGTGCAAATGCCTGGTAGTAGTCCTCCACCCGAGATTGCATGAATGCTTGAGCCTCGGAATCTAGTGGGCCGTAAGGATTGCCTTCCACTTTGTAAGTGCCGGCAGAAATTAGCGTTGTTTTGATTCCGGCGTCATCAAACGCCTTGCTGAAATCTTGATGCGCTTGCCACACGCCAATACTGCCGACTTCGCCACCAGGAGTGACGTAGAACTCGCTGGCCGAGCAACCGATCCAATAGGCAGCTGACGCTGCTAAGCTGTTGGCGATTGCAATAATGGGTTTTTGTGAACGTGCTTTAAAAATTTCGTTGGCCAATTCAGCTACCCCGTAGACGCTACCACCGGGGCTATCGATGTCGATAAGTATCTGACCGACTGATGTATCGGCCAGCAGCTGCCGAAACGCCGCCGAAAATTGTTCGGTGCTGGTACAGCCCGGACCCGAGATGTTGTCGACCATATTGCCACGCTGTGTGATGACACCGTAAAGCGGCAGCACAGCAATTCCGAGAGCAGAGTGTTCGGCTGCATATTGTTTGCGTGTAGTGCGAACCACGCGGTCTGTATTGATCTGAAACTGCACACTATCCTCAGGCTCTCGTCCATTAGACCATCGTGACAGGACACTAGCAATCGTTTGCAGGCGATCAGGCATCAGCGCCCAAGGTGTGCTTAGAAATTCTCCAAGCAGTAATGAAGGATTCATAGTGTTGTTCCCAATGTAATTAATAATTTACGCAAGGTGGTTTCGTCAGGGATGGGATCGCAGTTTTTTGCCCATTGCTTGACTAATCCGTCGCTCAGGCCCAAAGCGTCTGCAATAAGCGAAATATCGTTCACGCCGATGACGCCTTTTTTGTGAATGCGTCGTGCCAGTCGATGCGCATTCGATGAAACTAATGCGCCAAATCGCAAGCGCATATGGGCGTCAGTTGGGTTTGCTGTTTGATCGGACTCCGTCTCCGAAGCGGTATCAGAAGCAGGTGATGTGTTTTCTGTTTCAGGCTCTTGCGCATCAGACTCTTCGACCATGTTGAGTGGCCGCAGCGGCTGTTCAAGACCGGCAATAGGATTTAAGTTTTCAGCTGCTCGCGCTTCGTTACGAGTCAGCCAGCCGTTTTGGATGCCGCTTTGGTAATACGCTGAGCGACTAGCCACATCACCACGCATCAAATTAGAAAAATCGAATTCGACTTCTAACGCCTCGCTATCGAAAATCAAATCACGACCGATGGATGCTTCCCAACGCTCAGCCCAGGGTGTCATCGTGTGCATAACGAATTCCAGACTCTGCTGTTCGATATTGGAAAAGGTGGCCCGATCAAGATCCGCGATCATGTGGGGTGGTACTCTAAACAGACGCGCAATATCCGTTATCTGAAACTTGCGTAGTTCCAGAAATTGCGCATCCTTGTTGGTGACACCCACCTCGTGGAATTTCATGCCGTTTTCAAGGACGAGTACTTTGCCCCGGTTCGCGCCAGCCTGTGCTTGCTGATAGGACTCACGAAACACCCGCTTGGCCTCTGCGTCCTTGAAGTTGCCTGGGAACTCGATCCAGCCTCCGGTGGGCTTGGCGTCATTTGCAAAAAATCGTGCGCCATAGTCTTGTGCAGCCAGAGCCATTCCCAGACTCTCGCGAGCGAGCTCAATCGGACTCATACCCAAAAGACCGTCGGACGACAACCCCCGCAGATGCCAAACTTCGCCGCGAGGCAAAATCAATTCAGTCCCTCCGGCCTGACTGATCCGGTATCGGTAGTCACCGTTGGTGAGCATCTCCAGCTTCACCCGATCTGGGTGAATGGGCAGCAATTCGGTAATTTCGCCTTTTGCATTGGCTAGAATCTGGCAGTACGCATTGCCGCGTAGCGTCAGATGCCCCTGAAGCATCTCGCGCCATTCAAACGGGTTCTGGTATCGGTTGGGCGTGCGGGCCAGCCGGTGATACAGCCAGTGATCTTTAATACGGTCTTTGCCGCCATCGGGCCGGGTTCGGTAAATTACGATAGGGAGCGATGCCATGGTTTCCGACAAGATGCGAACGCATGCATAGACGGCCGCTAAGCGCAGTGCAGCATCGGCAGACACACGCATACCGGATACACTTCTTGCCCCGGTTGGCTCAAAATAAAAATCGCCCCAGGGCGATCGGTCGGCTCGATACGCTTTGAACCGATCAAAAAAACTTAGTAATCCCATGGGTTAAAGCAGCATTAACTCGTAATCGGCGCCTAGCACTACTGCGTCACCTGGCTTGATAGCGCGGGAGAGGGCCATGATGAGTGCCACGATGCCGTCAATCTTGTTTTCTGGCCGCTCCTTGCGCGGATAGATGTTGTCTTTGACATCCAGATGCGCGACGACGTTGCTGGCCATCCAAGTCAGGACCGGATCGCCGTCATGCGCGAGTTTTTTCTGGAGCACCAGCGCTTCAAGGATTTTCATGGGCTCACTGAAGTTGAGTACGGTAGGACGCACTTCAATCATTGGCAGCCCTTCGGCCAGCATCCGTGTTGATAATTGCGTCGCCTGGAACGGATCAAAAGCGACAGCCTGAATGGCAAAGCGAGAAGCCATATCGAGGAGGTCAGCCTCAATCCAACTAAAGTCAATCACATTGCCGGGTGTGACAGTCAGACGGTCTATGCGCATCCAACCTGAATACTGGCTATTGCCGGCGCTATGGACAGTGTCTTCAGGCAGGTAGTATTTGCCGAACGTTAGATACGCATCAGAAATCTCGGGATGTGCAAAGATCAAAATCAGTGCGGCGATGTCCGTTTTGCTTGCAAGATCCAATCCGATCCAGCAGGGCTGACCAATAAAATTATCAATGTCCAAGCTGGTGTCTGCGCATGCGTCCCATGCCCGCATATCCATCCATGCCGTATCGGCATTGACCCACTCATTCAAGTGCTTGGTTTTGAAGTTGTTGACTGCGCTGGGCAGTTGCT